TGTAAAGAGAATCCTTCTTGTCAATTCTAACAGTCCGAATATAGTAATTACTATGTCGAGAATGAATCCCACTGGCACTATCAACAAGTTGAGACACAGTACCACTAGGCTTAACACAGGTAATAGAAGCAGACTCAGGAACTTCCAAGAGTTTGGCATATTTTTTATTTGTTTTTCTAGCTTCATCTCTTAATTCCTCCAAAAATTTAGGGTCAGGATTAGCCATAAACTTATTATCCATAATCCCTGTTAATGATACACCCAGCAATCTTTCCTCTGTAGTATTCTTAGTCCATTCTTGAGATAAGAATTGAAACTTAGATAAGGTAGATTGAAAAGTACCTAGTATTGTTGCCAGTCTAACTTTCTCTTTTAATGACTCATGAGTATCATCTGCACGTACTACAACTTCAGTCAGGTTGCAGAATTGCTTATCCCTCAAAATTATCTCCGAACATGGGTTTGTCCCGTAACTCATTGATTCTGAACGTCTTTTCCACTTTCCTGCTTGTTTTTGAGATGCAACTCTGTTAAAGATACCACGCTCACCAGACTTAGACTTAACTAACGATAGCCACTCTTCCATAAACACTTCCATGTCAGGCTTTTCTGTGTATGACACAGAGTTATTAGCTAGACCACGCCAAGGAAACTCGTTATACCAAGCACCTATCTTAGCTTCTCTCATACGTTTATCTGTAAGATTAGATAATGAGATAAGAGCTGAACGTCTAACACCACCCACCACAACAATCTCACCAATCATACAAGTGATATCGTGTACTTCAATAGATGTTAGCTTTCTACCTCTGGCATTAATGAATGTCTCAGTAACAAAGTCAAACAATCTTTTTAATGGCTCAGGTCCAGATGCTCTACCACCAAATGTCTTAAGTCTAGCACCTGCTGGTCTAACACGAGAGTAGTCAATGGTCGGTATGTCACCTTCCCATAAACTAGATAGTAGTTTTTTAAACGCCTTCGCCCACCCAAGTTTGCTGTCGCCAACAACAATAGTATCATCACAAGGATTAATACTTTCTGGAATAGGTGGTAGCTTATCAATCTCTTGTCTTTCACAACTGAACCCAACTCCTGTACCGTTCATTAATATATACAAGCACTCAGAAAATGCTCTCTTGTTATTCATAGCTAAGTAGCTACAGTTATAAGCAGATATGTTATCACGCTCACAGGCTTCACCTGCTGTCATTAATAACCTCATGCTTGGCATTACTTTTAAGTTTAATACAGCATCATGTATTTTATCTATATCTTTACCTAATGCTGGTTGATGTTTACGGATAAAGTCAGTCAGTCTAGTAACTGTCTCATCCCAGTTCTCTCTTCTTTTTAGCTCAGGAATATACCGAGCATATCTTGATACATGTATAAAGCGTTGATAATTGTCCATTAGCTTCCCTTTCGTTAAGATAAATCGGATATGTAAGATTTGTATCGGCCGTTCTTCTCTCGCTTCCAGCCTTCTACGAGTAATACCCAGTCAGCATCTCTAAGATGTGGTGTGTATTCTGACTCTTCAATCTTTTTAATCCGAGCGTTTACATTACTATAAGATGTTACCTGTATAGCGTGTGTCTCTCCAGTAATTGATATACCTAATATATCAAAGTTCCACAGGTCTTGCCTTTTAAATGCATGAGCGTTCCAGTGTTCAACTACTTTTATTAGAACATAATCACCAGACTCTCTCATGCGTTTGAGAGTACGTTGAGTTGGGCTAGTTTTAGCCATCACGCATCTCCCAAGTCGTCAACAAATTTATCAGGGTCGTTGGTCTTAGGCAATACATTACCATAACCATCTTCCTTAACAACATCTTCCTTACGTTTAACGATGTCTTTCTTTATTGTCTCAAATTGTTCTTCACTAGGATGACCAGCAAAGATAGCATTCCATGCTTTTTCTAACTCTTCATCACTAATGTTTTGTGGTCTTCTACCGCTCCCCTTTCCCATTTTAATTATCCTCCGTAAATTTAGGTTTTTCAATTCCAACAAATCCACAGGATTGTCTATCTGTTGGTTCAAAGTCAAATGATGAATCACTGTTATGACCAATAGGCATATACAAGTAATCCTCTTGCTGACAAAGCATTATCATCGCACCTTGTGATGCACAATTTTGATTGTAATAGTTCATAGCATGGTCACAGTTTACAAAGTTACTTACATAAACTAAATCATCGTATGACTCAGTGTATGATACTGCCATGACAAAATTACCTACACCTACCTTACTACCTTCTGCTTTTGAACTTGTTACAAGTACTACAGCATATAAAGCTATTAGCATTACTGCTACACCTATGCAAGCTACAGTAGACCTAAATACATTCTTATGTAACCTACGCTGCCGTTTCTTTTCTTTTTCTTTTTCTTTCCAGAGCCTTATCCTTTCCTGCTCTTTCATATGCTTTCTAAAAGCAATGTTTTTATAGCCAAGATACGCCATTTTACTTGTCCTCCAATTCTATTAATAATTTAATGGAGTGTATTGCTTTATGTAAGTCCTCTATACCATTCTTATCTTTATATCTAGTAACATACTTAATTATATTACCTTGCAGATATGATAGATTGTTACGCTCCGAATACACTGCTGGCTGTATTGCTAACTTGCGATAATGGTCTCCACCTACTTGCTCATCTAGTGGATTTTTTGTTTCTAATTTAAGTGTTGTCAAAGTTTAGCTCCTCCTTCATTCGTTGATATAATTCACGCTGAGTACCATACCTTTCTTCCCACATTTTTTTACCTATGGTATGAATGCCCATACGTCCTTGGTGGTGGTAATAACAAAGAGGTATCATCTCTTCATCTTTCATGCCTAGTCCAGTTTTATCTCTGAGATGATGAATGTTACAAGGCGGTAAATCATCCACCCCCTCGTACCATCTACACACAACACAACCAAACTCAACCATCTTTTGCATTTTAAGTTTATCTGCTTTTTTCATCAGACTATCTTCCCTATCCATTTACCGTTTTTGACTATCATAGGATGAAGCCTAGGCTGGCCATCTACAATAACTAAAGAAGACATAATAAACCTGTCTTTAAAATTCTTAGCATAGTTAAAAGCTAACGATTTTTGGTTAGTTAAGCATCCAGTCTGTGCACCCCAAACTAATTTGTCAGGGTTACTAAAGTACTGAATACTTGCCTTACTATGGTAGTGGCCCTGGACCGTATGCATACCCATCTTTTGTGCTACTTGTAATACATTAGCACTCATACCATGAGTAAAGAAACACCTAGACCCATCGTTAAGAGTTACTGTTAAGTCATCTACCCATTTCCAGCCCTTGCCTACTTCCAGGAAATCGTTATAGGATTTTAGGTATGCTTTAGGTAGGCCATACTTTAAAGCTCGTCTATACACTAACGATGAATGATTAGAGTCAACTAACGTCATGTCAGGAAATATCTTTTCTAAGTCTGAGATATATGCCTTACTTAACTTTAACTCATCACCAGCACTTGGTAAGTCAGGGTCATTGTCATGCATACTAATAGCATGTTGGTCCAACTCATCACCTATGTTTACTACTAAATCAAAACCCTTATACTTTTTCTTTAACGTTCTAAGAAAGGCAAAAGAGTCTTTATGATGATACGGTATATGCATATCACCAATAACCATTACTTTTTTATATTGCATCAATAATCTCCTTGAAATTGAAATCCTAATGTATTTGCAAAACGCTCAACTTGCTCTAAGTATTCTACAAACTCTTTTACTGTTAGTTTAGATGTTGATGGTACAACTGTCATCTCATCGCCTAACATTTCCTGCTTGTAACTAAGAAACTTATACTTCATAAGCTCGTGCATCTCACCTTCATCGTACCCAAGAAAAGAACCAAGCTCACTTATTAGTTTCCAGTACCGTTTATTTTGCTCAATACTTCTGTTAAAAGCAAAAGGTTTTATCTCTATTTCCCAAGCTTTAGATAAGTCTAACTCACCAATTAGCTTTCTTGCGTGTTCCACGTCCTCGTTTGATGTCACTTTCAATTTTGGCATATCCTTTACTCCGAAAAATTTTACCTTCTTTAGATGTCGCTTTAAACTCTACGTCATCCCCAAACGTCTTTTTAATACTCTTAATAAAGTCTTTAACGGTCATAGCTTATCCTCACTGTATCTAAAATATTGCGGTTCAAAACTAAAACCCCATTTAGTTTCTATACCTTTGCCATGTCTTTGTTTTAACAACCAAACACTAGCCATCCATTCATTCATTATTGTTTCATCTGGCATTATGTTCATTGCTTCTGCTTCTCTACCTTTATTACGATGCACTGATATAACATTATCAACTAAGTTAGTTAAATTTGCAGAACCTGCAACATCAAACTTACTAGCGTTAGCGTTTTCATCTGCTGTTTTTCTGCTATGAGCTACTAAAAATATATGAATATTTAAGTCTCTAGCTGCTACAGCAAGCTTGTTAGCAAATGCTTTTTGTTTGTTAAGGTCATCTTCATTAATACCACATTTCATTAATGAGTCAATAACCATTAATTTTACACCAAGCTTTTCAGCACAGTAATAAATAACCTCTAATACTTTATTTGCACTTGTTTCACCTTGAGGGTCATACAGATACAAGTTATGTTCTAACTGACTTAAAAAATCTTTGATATATTCATAGTTAGGTTTTTCTTCACCTGTTTGTTGACACATTCTACCAAGTGTTGCTTTAGGTAGCATCTCAAAAGAAGCAATCATAGTTTTCTCTTGTTTCATTAGGTGTAGCATAACTTGATTTAGCCAGGCCGATTTTCCATGGCCCGAATAACCAGTTACCAAAGAAATTTCCCCCATCCTGATTTTAAAATCATCTACAGTCTTTTTAAATGGCAGCTCTAAGCCGCCAGTTAAATCTTCTGCAAAATATTTTTCTACATCATCAAGATATTCAGATGGTCTCTTAATTTTAAGATGCTCACCTGAGTCTCTTGTTTCCATGTAACCTGCAATTTCTTTATCGGTTACTAATATATCTTCTAATGTTTGTGAGGTCATCGTGTTATACCTCTCTTCCATTCGTTATCTACTAATTTATACTTTGTTACTATAGAGTCTATACCTCTCGCCCTAAGATAGGACCTAGCTTTAAAAGCTGCTCCCGCCCAAGGCGTTACAAGGTAATCCTTAACACCGCCTGATAGTTTATATACAATCACTTTTTTTCTCCAATATTATATAAGTTAATCGGTGGGAATCTTAAATCATCCCAGGTTATTGGTGGAGTAGAGCGGACTCGAACCGCTGTCCTAGATGCTGACTTAACGTTACACCTAGTCGAAACCTTAGCTACCCCGTTCATTTTGTTTTACTGTAAGCATCTCTAACGTTTGCCACAGCCTTTAGTAATCTATCGTGTTCTTTATCATTAAGTGGTTTACCTTTGCGAATATCTGCACTTGCTAAACCTATAATTAACACTTCGTCTCTTATTGCTTTCAATACAGCATAAGGATTAAATTTATAGCCTTCTGCCTGGTGTAAATCATTGTTTGGCAGAATGTCTTTCCAGTCTAAACCAGCTGAATCTAAGATTGATTTTACATCACAACCAGCAAAACAGTTTAGAAGTACCCTGTCTCCATCTCCCTGCTTGATGCCTAATGATGCACTCTTATCTTCATGAGCAGGACAGCGGCATGAATACTGGCCGCCCCCTGTCTCTCTTACCCCATCAAAATGGTTTAAGACCTCCTGGATTAGAATGGCACATCCTCACCCTCTACTGCTGCATTAGATACATCAGCTTTAGGTTGTGGTTCAGATAGTCTACCACTGAGAAATTTTACGCCTGATTTACTTTCCCTAATCCATGCTGCAAATCTCATTTCTTTACCATCTGGTAGTGTACCAGTGCCAGTATAGTCTGGCCTTGCTTCGTTATCACCTTTGTCATTTTTAAATAATACAAAAGTGTTTGTGTCATCATACTGTTCAGCCATCTGTAGTTGCTCCTTTTTTAAGTTTAATAATTAGGTCTTCAATTTCAATATCAAATTGTCTGACCGCTTCTTCAAGAGATTTTATTACTGAGTCGTCTCTTTCGACTTTTACCCATTTGAGTCTAAGCTCTGGTGGATAATCTGGATGGTAACTAGCAAAATATGCATAGTCACTTTCTGTACAAGCTATCTGCCATTGTACCTGATATATATAGTTTTTTGGCATTGTATCTGATAGTAAATTTTTAGCATGAGTAATGTGTGTGGGGCATTTAATCTCCAACACAGCGTTCTCACCTCTAATTAAACCATCAGGGCTAGCAGAGCTATTAACAATCTCAGGATGGTCAAAGCTGCCACAAAGAGCAACCTCTTTACCTGTTATTGCTTCAAACAAAGTCCTTGCATCTGGCTCACGTTCAACGCCATCATACATGGCTTTATTCATTACTGTATCTGAAGCTGATTTACCACTTACTCTTTCTATGGCCAGCTGAAATCTAAGTCTAGTTTTATATGTTGACTCACCGTACTTAGTTTTTTTCATAATATCACCTAGCCTACTGGCAGTAATGACACCTAGCCTGGCTTTGAACCACTCTTCTGAACCCTGCACTAATTCTTCATTACTCATAACTGAAAGTCCTCCGCCTGTTGTTTAACAGCGTTACCTACTTCCTCAGCAGATGCTATAGATGTATCGATACCTATACCAAATAGACCTAATGCTCTACCTACAGCAGATGTCTCACAGTTTTCTATGTAAGAAGTTTTGTTTATGAATGAGCTGCCTTCTTTCTCATAAGCATGAGCTGTTGCGACTAGCACACCATCTACAATAATCTTACACTGAAACATAACCTGGCCATCTGCGTTAGCCATAACCTGGTTAAGTATCTGACCGTTAGGATGTAGTTTTCTAAACTCTTTGATTCTTTCGTTTACGGTAATATATTCTTTACCTTGTATTTTTATTGATTCCATCTACACGCTCTCCTATTTTATGTTTAAGTAAGTTCTATTGACTTTATTATTTACTACTTCATCTTCCCATCTTGCACCATTCAGCCATGTAGTAGGTAAAGGTATAAATTGCCCGTTATCCTTTTTCCATTGCTCTGAATTTTTTTGTACCTTTATAGCACTTAATACTTTTGGTAAGTTAGGCGAATGTTTTAACCATGCTTTTTTTGCTTTTTGCTTATCTTTTTTATTTGGATAGGCATCCCAAAATTCATCAAAGCCGTTTATTTTAGAGTCTGAATTTATTTTCCAATGGTTTTTCATTGTTTCAGACCTTTGAACATTTGCTGATGTCATCTTACCTAACTCATCATCAATCCTTCTATGTCTCCAAACTTCGTTATCTATATCCTCATCTAAGTAAAAATATTTATGTAAGATATAGCTTAGTGTTGGCTCATCTGTTTTTAACTCATAAGCTTTTTCCTTATAGTCATCAACAGTGATTGGTTTTTCTTGTAAGTAATATTCCCATACAAGTTTTGTGTACACCGCTAATCTCTCGTTAGAAAGATAATGTGTATCGGCTAAAAAATCACCGATGTTATGTTTATAGTATCGCATCTTAGCTCCTTTTTTAAATTAAAAATAACAGTGCTATTATATATATAATAACCCATAACCCATAACCCAGAGACTTACGTAACACTTAAATCCTCTAGGTTACTTACTACCACTACTTCCTAACGCTTTTTGCTACAAAAAACATCGTTAGAAAATAGAGTATATTTATTGCATTTATTGCTTA